TCAGGCTTCTACTGTTCGCATCAGGGTCGCCAGTTCGTCTTTGACTGATTGCACCTGCGGGCCGATAACCACCTGCAAATTATGCTGGTTTAACTGTACCACGCCGATAGCGCGGTTAGCCTTCAGGGCGTTGGTATCTACTTTAGACATATCTGCCACCGACAGACGCAGGCGGGTGATGCAGTTATCCAGCGAGGTAATGTTATCCGCACCGCCCAGCGCCGCCAGAATGGCAGGGGTGTTATAGCCGGATTTGCCAATCGTACCCGCAACCGCCTGTTCAACGCTGGTGGCCGCATCGGTATCACGACCCGGCGTTTTCAGGTTAAAGCGGGTGATGGCGAAGCGGAAGATACCGTAGTACACCGCGAACCAGATCGCTGCCACTACGGGCACCAGATACCATTTGGTCGACAGGCCATGCAGGATGCCGAACACCACAAAGTCGATCACGTTGCCGTCGGTATTGCCGATAGTCACACCCAGCACCGCCATCACGGTAAAGCCCAGACCGGTCAGCACAGCGTGGATGAGGTACAGCACCGGGGCAACGAACAGGAACAGGAATTCAATCGGTTCGGTGGTTCCGCCCACCACGCAGGCGATCACACCGGAGATCAGCAGGCCTTTAATTTTGTGACGGTTTTCCGGGCGAGCACAGTGGTACATCGCCAGGGCTGCGCCCGGCAGGCCACCGAGGAAGGCTGGCATTTTACCCTGGGACAGGAAGCGAGTGGCGCTCTCTGAGAAACCGTGGGTGGTCGGGCAGCTCAGCTGCGCCTGGAAGATGGTCAGCGCGCCGCTCACATCGTGACCGCACACCTCCATCGTACCGCCCGCTTCCGTGAAACGGATCAGGGCGACAAGAATATGCTGAAGTCCAAACGGCAGCAGCAGACGTTCACCGGTACCGAAGATCATCGGTCCAAAATCACCGGCACCGTTAATGATGCGGCCAATGCCGGTAATGCCCATGGCAAAGACAGGCCAAATCAGCGGGATCACAAGGCCAAACAGACCCATCACCACAAGGGTGATAATGGGTACAAAACGGGTGCCACCAAAGAATGCCAGCGCGTCCGGCAGGCGGATATTGTGAAAACGCTCGTGCAGCATCCAGATGATCACACCCGCGATCACTGCGCCGAGAATCCCGGTATCAATAGACTGAATACCAATCACGCTCTGTATGTTGTTGGCCTTGAGTACTGCCGCATCGGTGGTCGGCAGGATGCCTTTGGCAGTGAGCCAAAAGTTGACCGCCAGGTTCATCACCGCATAGCCAACGAAACCGGCAAATGCCGCTACACCTTTGTTTTCCCGCGCCAGTCCCAGCGGGATAGCGATACAGAACATCACCGGCAGGAAGCTAAAGGCAAAGGAGCCGACCTTGCTCATCCAGATGAATAATGATTGAAGTGATATTGATATGTTAAATCAGATACTTAAGGTTATGCGGTTTTTCTATGGGGCATCAGTGGGGCATTTTGAGTAAATGATGCGTTCAAAATGCCCACCTGGTCATGGTTATTCTCGGTCATCCATTTACCGTAAACCGTGAATAGCATTTGCGCTGACGAATGGCCCATCTGGTGCGCAACGAAATTTGGGTTCGCTCCGGCGACCAGTGCCCAGCACGCATATGTGTTTCTGGTTTCATAAGACCGTCTTTGCCGGACGCCTGCACGACGCAAGGCAGTGCGCCATGCTGAATTAATGGATCCGGGAACGTAGCACATCGTCTTCTTACCGTTCATTGAAGTAATGGACGGGGAGAATATAAAGGTGCATTCATCGGTTCTCTTTTTTTTGTATTCCCGTAGGCTGACGCTTACCTTGTGGGATGCCATCATTCTTGTCAGTGGCATTTGCGCTTTGAGGGCATCAATTGCTGGCTGGGTCAGCTGTATGGTTCGAATCCCGGCGTTGGTTTTTGGCAGGGTGAAGTTACCCTTCAGGGAATAGTTCCGTGACACCGTAACAGTCCAGTTAACAGTATCCACATCCTCCCAGGCTAACGCGCTTAGTTCGCCATGCCGGACGCCTGTATTAACCGCAAAGATAACCATATTCTGAAACTGCAGCGTTGGGCAGGCCGCGATCACTCGCTGATACTCGTCAGAAGTAAGAGGATCTGGAACGGGCCTTTCTTTTGCGAGTGGGGTGATTCCTGACATCAGATCGGTTTTCAGGTAGCCACTTTTGAAAGCAAAGCCCAGCATCCCGCCAAGACATGCCATATAGCTATTGACTGTAGGAACGCTTCTTCCCTTTTTGGGCGGGTGATTTAGGCCATGCCTTGTCTTCTGCCAGCCGTTCAGTAGCTCCTTCCTGGCACTAAGGATATCTTCAGTATTCAGGCTGCCGATGTACCTGTGCTCACCAATTGTTTGGATAGTGGTTGTGAGGTGGCAATCGTAACGCCTCAGCGTCCCGAGGCTAAGCTCCATCTCCTTAAGCCCAAGCCATTTCGATTTCAGTTCAAGTAGTGAGATTTGCTTTCTGACAGTACTGAATTTCTCTGAGTTCGATGAATCAGGGAATTGTGAGGCATAATTGAATGTGCCTGTCTTTATCGCAAAGCATACCGAAGCCCGAAGCTCGCCTGCCATTTTCCTGTTTTTCGGCGTGTCAGGAACGCCGAGATTTTCCCTGACACGCTTCCCCTGATATATGAACCATATGCGTAACGATTCTCCATGAACCTCTACGCCTGTTGGGTATGCTGCCATAATCATTCCTCGTTTGATGTGCCAAAGGACATTTAAGCAGATATTCTCCGGCGTTTCGCTGGGCTTTGGTGCTCGATCCAGTGGTTTATCTCATCGCGGTTATACATGATTGGGCTGTTTTGCTTGGGTGCCATATCAGGGGCAACATGACGATAATGCTTTCCCTCCATCCAGGTTGACCGGCGGGCATGCTGAATCATGTGCTTTGACATGCCGGTGGTCGCAGTTAAAAGTTCCTCTGTGACCCATTTATTCGGTACCAGCTGAATAATGTCGCTCATGGTTTTCTCCAGGCAAAAAAACACCCTCGCAATGGAGGGCTAATGGGGGATAACGTGGCAGTGCATTCGCACCCAATAGCCGACTCAGTGAATCAGCTATCAGTTGGGTTAATCGTCTTCATCTTCATCCCAGTCCTCGTCGCAATATGGCGAGGCGAGAAGAGGGTTAGTTGCGGAAAGTATTTCGCCAGCTGCACCCTGGCGCTGTAGTCGTCGAAGAGCTTCGTATAACTCGAAGGCTTCGGTTCGGTCGTCTCCAATTTCGAGAGAGCACGCCACTTTGTGCGCCTCGGAGACCAGAGTCGATAACTGGGTTCGGATGTCCTGAATGGTGCTCATAGTTCTCCTCATGTGACGTATTGGTATCTTTCGTTTACTAATAAAAAAACCGCCTTAAGGCGGTTTATGATCATGTATGGTGAAATCGAAATTTTGATTTCGCTCTTAGTGAGCCTCCAACGCTACAGGTCGTCTATCCCATGAAAGTCATTTATCTTCTGTCGTCTTTCGTTGATGATTTTTAAAGCTAATTCAGAATTAGGCTCATGCTTATCTACACAATATTCAAAAGGGTCCTGGACCCCTTGGCTAAGCAAGCTTTTGCTATGAGCTTCTTTCATCTTTATGTCGACGAACTCAGGGACAGTTAACCCGATCGCCTCTGAATGAAGGCCGGCCTCTTTTCTTACCTGATAATGTAAGTCTGGATTGTTTTTAATAAACTCATCAAGGTCTATCTGATAATAGTCTTTCACGTTAACTCCTGGCTTTTAGTGGGTCTGAAATGAGCATATCAGCAAGGAGGAGGAAAGGAAGCGCAGGAAACGTAATTTCCATATATATTTCAACACGTTCTTGACGGTTTCGTCATTATAACTTCATTGGTTTTAGCGCCAGACTAATCAACTTTAATCATCCTCCAGTTCGGCAACCGCATCCATAACATCGGATCCGCGAATCATCTCGAACGCCCGGCAAGCCATTTCGAAACACAGGCGCTCATGCGGGTGAGGGGAGTTCCAATACTCAAATCCAGGGCGGTGCGAATAGCCCTGCATCGCGTAAAACTCCCCGGCAAGCTCTATCGCGGCATCTACCAGTTCGCGGTTGGACATTAACTTTCCCATCACATCACCTTCCATTCCGCATGCTGAACTTCATAAGCTGTATTGCACGGATTATCCTTTTTCATGCTGTTACATTCGCCGTACTGAACATCCACCCAATCTGAAATGTCCCTTTCAGTCGCCTCATCCGGCACATCCACTTCTATGGTCACTTTGATGGTCTGCATCACATCCCCTTCTGCTTATTACGCAATTCCATCTCACCCAGGCAATCAACGCACATCGTGCATCCCGGATACGCTTTCCGGCGAGCCTCCGGCAACTCATCATCACATGGGCTACAGTGAGTAGCGGATACCGCATCACGGTTAATCCGGTGAGCACTCAACGCAGCACTACGCTGCAACTCTTCGACGGCTGATGCGTCGTCTGCAAAATCTGCCATGGTCAGTGTTCCTTAAACTGGCCGTTGATGCGGCCGATCGTGTAGACGAACAACAAAAAAGGGACACCAAGTCCCTTTATCTTCTCGAAGTGCTTAGCCAGTAGCGGCCTGCTGACAGCATCGAATTTTGGCTTTGGCTTCTTCGCCAGTTCAGCCTTCATCTCATCGCTGCAGCGCTTTGCGGTAGAAAGCATCACGTTCTCCTGCTCAACGGTCATCCGCTTCATGCCGCCTCCTCATCGCGTGGCTTGCAGAAAATCCCACACTCAAAATCCATATCCTTCATCGGGCGGCCGACAGCATCTGGCGGAAGCTCATCAAGGAACATACGGACGCCTTTGTGGCGAACCAGCTTTGTTCCGATCCGACGAGACTGTTCAGCGCGCTGCTGGAAAATTTCAGGGTGAACTTTTCTGACGTGATTCCAGTAGGTTGGCGAAGTGGCTTTTACGCAACCAATGCAGTTGGCGTTGGGATAACCAAGTTGATAGATGCGCGGCAGGGCAATTCCCGCTTCGAGCAAAATCGTAAAGCAGTCACCCTTGGTGAGACCGGCATCAATGAGCACTGGCAGCAGGTCGTGACGCTCATTTTTAACAAAGTTGTCAGCGCGATGAGCTTCATCAGCCGTAAATCCCAGAACAACATGGTCACATCTGTTGCTTTGCTCCCAGTGCTTTCTTGCTAGCTTCTTCAGGGCTTTGGTGCATGGAGCGCCCGCTATGCCAGACATGTACTGCTGATGGTCCCACACCTCTACCGCACTGGCATTCGGGAACATTGGATTTACTACGGACTCAATTTTGATCCCCAGCCATCCCTCGACGTCATGCAGGAAGCGGATGTTGTCCTCATCCTCTTCGGCTACCGGGTTGTTGAGGATGCGAATCTCGTGAGTATCGCCATATTTCTCAATGGTCAGCTTGGCGGCCACGGCACTGGCGGCCCCGCAAGAAAACCAAACTGCTATCACAGGCTTGCTCATGCCGCCTCCCACTTAGTCACCGCCTCGGGGCCTTTCCAATCCCACCCGTTGCGCTCCAGATTTGCCTGCAGGCGACGATCGCCAACCTCTTTGATGCTGCGCCCGGTCATCTGCGCGACTTCGGTGTTGTTGTGCCGCCACAGGAGCGACAACTCTTCAGCAGTCCACGCTTTCATTGCGTCACCCTCAGTTCAGGTTTAAGTCGATATTCCGTCCCGCCCAGGCACTTCCCGCCAAACTCCTTACCCCACGGCGTCGCATCACACATCTCCTTTACCATCTCCAGCTCAGCAGCAGTGATGTACTCGCTTTTCTCTTCCAGTGAGCCGCCCCAGCCCGCGTAGTACGCTTCGTGCGTGATCAGGTTAATCCCGGCGTTGAAACATCCGTCGCCCGGGTTAACGCCGGTCCAGTAGGTTGCAATGAAGTTGCGCTCATCAACGCTGAGCAGCCGGACAAGCGTCTCTTTCGAGTAGTGGCGTCTGCCAGATATGTGGTGCATAGCGAATTGCGGGTGTGGTTAACCCGCCTCCGTGAGGTGAAATAGGGTGGTCGCTTGGTTATTTCGGTGTGTGGGGATTAGAAGTCGCTATGGCCCGGATCGTCATCCATGCCGTAGTGATAGCCTGCGTTGCCTTGGGTTGGCTTCTTACGCTCATCCTTGTCTTTCAGGGTGGCGATCATCTTCTCTACCGTCTCGGCATTCTTCCCTTCATGGCGCTCCTGCAACGTCTGGCGGGTGTCTGCGTTGAATGGCATGCGGATATCGAATTTATAGGTGTCGCTGCCATCATCCTTTTTCGACAGCACCTTTTGCAGAACCAGACCGACACGCTTGCCAGCAAACTCCGGCGCTACATACACGCCAGCAGACTTCATGTACTGCGTCAGTTGCTTAATGCCTGCGCACCCCATGATTGCGTGGATCATGTTTGCGCCAAAGGTGTTTTCGCTGCCGTCTTTTTTCGTCACGTAGACGCTCAGGTACTGGATCTTACGTCCGTCATCCGCCTCACCAGAAAACTCAATGGCTTTAGCCCCGCTCTTTGCCGTAGTCAGCAATGCTTCGCTGATGGTGATGGCGTAGGCCCCGGTTTCGTTAATAAAGCCGCCCATACCGGCGGCCAGTGCTGATTCTTCGTTATAGGTGAAAATTACGTTGCTCATGCGGCTGAGTCCTTAATGTGGTGAATGTTGTTGATGCCGTAGTATTCGCAGATGGTCGCGTCTACATAGGCGAGGTCATTGTCGATTTCATTGGTCTCAAACATCCCCATGGGGGATTTGACGGTGTCTGATCCGTTGTTTTTGGTGGTGAAGAAGAACTTGTCATCGCGGGTCAGGGTGCGGAGAACGATGGTAAACATGCCTTCGACGGTGATTTTTTCGTCCAGCATCTTTCCGATCGTCTTCATCTTCGTGCGGCCCATCGCCGTTTCTTCGGTGTGGGCAAGGAAGTACACGCGCAGGTCATCAGGCGCATCCTGAGCGGCTTTAATCACTTCCCAAGCATGACGGCCTATCTCTGTGAACTTGTCGAAGGACTTTTCCTCAGAACGGCGCATAAACTCGTTGCTCATCACGTACTGGAAATCGTCGACGATGATGATTTTCTTCCCGTATGCAGGCGCCTTCTTGATGATTGTCCGGATGTGATTCCATTCATCAGATACGACCACGCTACCGGTCTTTGTGTTGGCATCCCACGGCGTCCAGTCTTTAGAGCGGAACGGAAGCGGCTTGCCAACGGCCTTAATCAGGATCGCATCGGCGGGGTCAACGTTCCGGAGGCTGGTAGATTTACCGGTGCCGGATTCACCGAGGATCAGTGTTGCTGTGCCCATAGTGCGCCCTCCATTCTCATTTCCTGCTGCTCCGAGCGGTAATCGGCGATCGCTTCCTGCGCCGCCAGCTCGTGGGTCATTGGCTGCTCAGCAATAGAGTCAGCCATGAGAGTGATAAACTCGTCTTCATCCCAGCGCTCCATAGCACTCATGCTGCACGCTCCTCAATCTGGATGCAGACGCGCGTAAGTGAGGCGCTACGCAGTGCGTAAGCAGCTTCACGCTTCCATCCAAGCAAGCGTGATTCTCTCGCCTGTACAAGCAAGGCGTGATGATTTGCCAGCATTGCCGGGCGAGTTCTCGGTACCCGCGGATGTTGATAGGCTTGTTTCATGGGTTACTCCTGAAATCTGGTTGTGCGTCACCCGGCACCGATTGGCTGCCAGATGTGAAATGGGGTGGGGGATTAGTGCTGAATTGGATGGCCAGTGCCGTCGAGCAGAACGTCGATAACGCGGTCGTTAACCCGGATGATTTCGGCGTCGGTGTGCAGGTAGACCCATTTGCGTTCATGGATAACTGCTGACACGCGGTAGGTGCGACCTTCACGCAGCGCCATCATGCCAGGCTGAATACACTGGCGAATAATGGGGGTGGTGCCGTAGTGAGTTCCGATCATGACTTCCCCTCCACCTGCTCAAGCAACCCGGCCAGCGCCATTTGCTTACGGTCCATCGTGAACGAAATGCGAGCATTATCGACTGATGCCAGACGCCACTCGTTATCGTTTAACTTTGATGCGGTGTACTGCTTGCCGTTGTGGGTGACTGTCATGAGGCCTCCCGCTTTTCTTTGATGTCGGCGCGGAGGTGAATCTCTTTTCCATCAGCTGCCGGAAACACCAGAACATCGTCTCGAACCGCGAGAAGGTGGGCCACTGCAAAGAGCGCCTCATCAGTCACATCAAACTTCTCGCCAGTGAACTGACGAACACCAGGCGCCAATTTGCTTGGCTTTGACCGACCCGCAAAAATACGCTTAGTCAGCCCTGAAAAACCTACCGTAATTGGATTGCTCATAATCATCTCCGCGCTTAAGCCGCGCCGCTGAACGTAAAAACCCATGCGCATATAGCGTATTTATTTCCGTTGGCGGTGGATGGCCGCCGTCTCATAACTTGAGCCACTCAGTGAATGAGTCAGGGTATGAGGCAATAAAAAACCCGCCGGAGCGGGTCTATTCATCAGGTGGGGCAGGGAGGTTCATCCAGTGCGTATAAGAAGGTCGCGGTTCTAAATCCCCATCCCTTTCCCACCAACCGGTGCCGCGTAAATACTCTCCCGCATAAACCTCTTCCTTCGGGAGCCAGCAGACAACCACCTGATATTTCTCAATGTGAAGAGCCAATACATATTCCCCGGAAGGTGGCATTCGCTCACTGCACTTAATCCACTCCATACCCTCACCCTCTGTAGTTACCCGCGTAAAAAAGGCCGCGTTATGCAGCCTGTTCTGTTGGAAGCCCGATCAGACGGTTGAGGTCTTCAACCTTCAGCGCCGGGAGTGTTTGCTTGGCGGTGTCTACGCCGTCAGGGATCAGCTCTTTGCTTTCAGGCCAGACTTCAATCAGCCGTTTGATGGTGGTGACCGAGTTCAGCGCCGCCCAGACAGTGGTTTCAATATCTTTTTTGCGGGATTCCAGCTTTGCCTCAGCTGCGAAAACTTCATCGAATCGCTTGGTGATCTCATGATCAGCGTCAAACAGGCAGCGGTTTCTCGCTGGCGTGAGTAGTTCAATATTGAACCCTTCGCTGTTATAACCATATGGGCACCAACCAAGCCTCCTGCCACCTATTGAGATATCAATGGAGACACCTTTTCCATTAGGCTCGTACAGGCTAGCCCCATCCCCGCGAAGCTCCTTACTTATTTGCTCCAGCTCTTCATAGCGCTTATCTAATTCGTCTGACTTATCTTTCCCGCCGAACGCGAACACCCGGGCGTCACGTGCAATCTCGTGGCGCTTAACCTGCAGCGCCTCAAGCTCTGCAATGACACCTGATTTGATGAGCGCGTTCTTTGCAATGCGCTCCCGAAAAGCATTTGTTAATCGTGTTGAAGACATACCCTCACCCCTTTGTTTATTCACCGCAGGCCACTCGACCCGCTGATTAACGCGTTGTGACCTCGAAAGCCCGCAGTGCGTTATCGAAATAATTTCAATCGTATTTGTGCATGCAGTAGACAAGAACGCACATGAACAACCAGAATCCGAATTCCCCTAATCCGTTCATCTCGCAGTCACCTGCTTACTCTTGCGATAACCAGCTGCATAGAGAGCAACTTCTGGCAGGCACACAGATCCGGTCGTTTCGTTGCAACGTAAGCTACCCTGCGGAATGGCACGGTCTACGCGGCTTGGTCTCTGGCGTGATACTTCCTGAGAAGCGTCAGGAGCATCGCAGCCAAAAATTGAGTCGATGATATTGCCGATAGCGTCGCGCTCCATTGCGAGCTTCCTGCGCCGCTCATGACGGCGAGTTTTAGCGTTACCAACTGATGTAGATTTCCCATATACGATAACCGTCATGATCTTGTCCTCATGTGAAATGGCTTTGGTGGTGTGGGCGATTACCAGTCGCATGTTCATGGCCTCTTCACGATTAGCCATTCTCATTTTCCACACCCCAAACCCATCTCGTTTGGTATCTGTTCGCGCTTTGTCAGCGCATCATCGAAGTTAAAGAGCGTGAGACTGAATCCTTGTCTCGGTAGTGCGTCCTGCTGATGTGATAAAGATACAGATAAAACTGTATTAGCGTCAACAGACAAAACTGTATTTATTGCCGTAATAAACATATGCGCCTGTAATTACGGAAGATTTATTTTTGTATAGGCGAAAAAAAACCGGCATAAGCCGGTTCTTCAGGAGAGGGAATTGGGGTTAACGCTTGCGGCGGTAAATGCGGTGCTCAATCATCACGCCGATGATCAATAGGGGCTGGAGCGAGCTGTTGATGACAGGGTAATCATCATTCAGCGGAACCAACTCAAAGTGCTGACATCCCATCTCGTCAGTAAATGTGGGACGGTATTTCTTAAACGTGGCCTGATCACCACCGTTCTTCGCAACTACGAATTCGCCTGGGACAGGCTCCACCTCAGGATCAACAATAATAACGTCACCGGCCTTAAAGTCCGGCTCCATGGAGTCTCCCTCAATACGGAGGGCGAAGCTGTGCTCTGACAAATCCAGATCCGTCAGAATGTATTCAAGGCTACCATCGAAAGCCTCTATAGGGCTTTTATCCGCAAGCGCACCCGCCTGCACGTAACTTATCAAAGGAACTCTCCTGCTGTTCACTTCGGCTATCGGCATAAATGCGCCGCCGTTCATAAGCCAGTTAGCGTCGCTCCGCAGCGCCTTGGCTATGCCAATTATATTACGCGGCTTAAGAGTTTTCCCGTCTTCAATGCTCTGCCAGGACTGCTGGCGAATACCGGCTCTCTCAGCTGCTTCTGTCTGGGTTAGGCCCAGCTCAATTCTTTTTTGTTTAACGCGATCTGCAAGGCTCATAAATCCCTCTCTCTGTATGCCTTGATAGTCACAGTTAAAACTGTAATTGACAAACAGAAATAACTGTCACAGAATACAGATAAAACTGTGGAGGTGATATGGAAACGATTTCTCAACGCCTCAAGCAAAAACGTGAAGAGATGAATCTTTCTCAGGACCAACTGGCGAAGCTGGCAGGCATGAGACAGCAATCTCTTCAGGCTATCGAGGCCGGAGCGACTAAGCGTCCACGTTATTTGGTTGAGTTGGCTCGTGCTCTTAAGTGCGATCCGGAATGGCTGCTGTTTGGCGACACCTGTCAAAACCAGCACTGATAAAAAATTAAGTACCACCGCTCTTTACCAATCTGAGCCACCGATAACGTGGCACCTAATTCAACAGCGCACGAACTGGTGCGTGATTACTAATTCAACTTAATAGGTAACAACATGCAATCACTTACTTATCAACAGAGTATCGGATTTTCTCCGGGCGTGATGATAAATCGCGCTCAGCAAAAACAGGAAGATAACCACGACGCGATCCGCAATGCGATCCGCTCATGGTCAGCTTCTCAGGGTCAGGACGTTGTGACGATGCTGATCGTCAATGAGTACCGGGAGCAGGGCGGGGTGGATATCACCTTTCCGGCGGATTTAAGCCGTCAGCGCCAGAAGCTGTTCCGCTTCCTGGATAACCGGTTCGATTCCGATCAGTACCGCGAGAACGTTCGCCAGCTGACACCGGCAATCATGGCCGTTCTGCCTATCGAATACCGCACAAAGCTGGTTGGCGCTGACTGCAAGCTGGTCAGGCTGGCTGAGGCTGAGAAGGAAGTGTCGGAAGCAAAACAGGCGGTCATGCTGGACGCACCAGAGCATCAGAAGCTGAAAGAGGTAAGCGAGGGTATAGCAGCCATGTTCCGCCTCATGCCGGACCAAGTAGGCCCGCTGATGACGATGGTGACTTCAATGCTGGGAGTTATGTGATGGGTGCTACCAAAAAAGAAAAAGCTCCTGAAGCGGTAACTTCAAGAGCCTTCCAAACACTGTGTTACGCCAAGTAACGGGAGTAATTATGCCGGGCAATTTCAAATATGTAAATCCTCAGGAGGACAACAAGTGAGCATGTCATTAATGGTCAGAGTGATGGGGATGAAAGTAGGGAACCCATTGCGCAAGCTTGTTCTCCTGAAGTTAGCTGACAACGCCAGCGACGCAGGTGAGTGCTGGCCGTCATACCAATACATAGCTGATCAGTGTGAAATCAGCCGCCGAACAGTAATGACTCATATCGAAGCCCTCTGCGACTGTAGGTTGCTCAAAAAGGAGACAAGGAAGGGGCCAAAAGGAAATTCCAGCAATGTCTACATCCTCAATCTTGATGGTGCGGCAGATTCACTAGGGGGTGCGGCAGATTCACTAGGGGGTGGTGAAGGAGATTCACCCGGAATCAGTCACTCTTTTGAACCAGTCAAAGAACCTAACTCTCTCTCTGGGCGCGATGGTTTTGTGAGCGAAGCAGTGAAGGCAAGAATGGGTCTGCCAACAGCCAGCGGAATTCCTTTCCCCGCTCAATTCAAACCCTCTGCAGAGCATATCGCTATGGCTGCAGAGAAAGGGGTCAGCATCGAAACCGAGCTGCTCAACTTCCGTGACTACCACATAGCGCGAGGCACAACCCTGATTGACTGGAATTCAGCATTCCGCGTCTGGATCCGCAACGCTCGCGTTAATCCACTGGCATCGAAGCGTGGACGTAGCGAGCCAGAGACCCCGCACTGGAATAGCCGTGAAGGCTGGGAGGACTTCCTGTGACAATGCAACTGATGGCAGCAATTCAGAACCGTGACGGCGAGGCGTTGGCCCGGATGTCCGGTAGTTACGACCCCAAAAACGTAATCAACATCGAAGCTGAGAACCTGGTCGATTCGCTGTTTCGCCAACTGAAGCAGATCTTCCCGGCGGCATCTCAGACCAACCTGAAGACCGACGCTGACGAGAAGACGGCAAAGCGTCAGTGGATCGCGGCGTTCTCCGAAAACGGCATCAGAACCAGAGAGCAGCTATCGGCTGGCGTTCGGCATGCCCGAGCAAGCGCCACGCCGTTCTGGCCGTCTCCTGGGCAGTTCATCAAGTGGTGCAAAGACAGCAACTCTGTATTGGGCGTGAGCATCGTGGATGTGATGAACGAGTTTCACCGATATAGCCGCGAGAAGGGCGTGCATGTTGGCGGCGCTGAAAACTTCCCCTGGACACACCCGGTCATGTACTGGGTAGTGACCGACACCCGCCGGGCCATGTACCAGCGGCAACTTAGCGAGGTCGAAACGGAAAAGTACGCGGCCAGGAAGCTCGAAGAGTGGGCCCTGAAGGTTGCCAGTGGTGAGCAGATCCCCGCGCCGGTAGTTGCGCTTGAGTATCGCGAAGAGGTGATCCCAACTAGCCATGAAAGTCGACGTGCTGGATATCACCCGGAAGGGAAAAGCTTTGGCTGCATGCCTAACGCAGCCTCGCTTGGGGCGCTAACTCCGGCGCAATGGTTATGGGAAGAGTATCTGAGAGGAAAGGCCGCAGGCCTTGTCAGGTGAGCCAATGGACAATTTAAAACAACGCATCGTCGATCACATCTGGGCTAACGAGCCTGTTAAGCGCGCCGATCTGGTTCGGATGGCCGGTATCGCTGGGAAGGCTGTAGACCGTGAAGTGCTGGCGCTGAAAGAGCTTGGCCTGATTATCGGCGTGGCCGGCTACGGATACTTCAAGAACCAGGAAACCTACGAGGCGTGGAGGGTAACGATCGGCACTGACCTGATGCGAGCCCGGGCACTGAAAGGCGCTCTGACCTGCCAGCAAACCCGCCGTGAAAACAACACGACCTATCCGGCACGTATCATCGACCTGCTGGCTGACGGGCAGCCGCGTGGCGCTATGGAGATTGCTCAGGGCCTGGGTGTCGAGTACAGACGGATATCAACCGCGATAACGGTGCTGGTTAAGACTGGCGAGCTGAAGCACCGCGGCGCGAAAGGTGGTCGCGTTTACTCGCTGGCTAAGCAGGTGAAAAGGCCAACCCTGCGCTGCAAGTCTGAGAACGTGATCTTCCAGGAGTGCCGCCAGAGCGAGGCCATGAAGCGCGTTCTGATGGTGTGGGGAAGGGCTCCAGCATGAGCACAGCCAACCCTCTTAACAACCTATTCAATCAGTGCCTGGCTTCAGTCAGGGGCGGGAGAGCAGAAGTATGAGCATCAGAGAAGAATTTGAAGCGTGGTACATGGATAACTGGGGATTCACAGAAGACGACATCGAAACCCTGTTTGAGCGCAGCCCTGATTGTCCTGAGGATTACTATCGACTTGGCGTTCGGCTTGCTCACCACTCATGGCTGGCTGCCACTCAGCAGTCCGAGGCCAAGTGCGCGGCGCTGGCTGCTGAGCTGAACGCAGTCGAAGCCATTCACAACGATGCGGTGTTTATCACCGATGACCACTACGAGCAATGCCCTCCGGAAGTGCAGGAAATTATCTGTTCATTAGCTGTGATGCAGATTCCGGCATACAAAGCCTTCCTGGCTGAAGTGCGGGCTCAGGGTGTGGAGATGTTTGGCAACCTGACAATAAAAATTGGCGAAGAGGAAGGCGAAGAAGACATCGTTTATGCAGGTAAGCAAGCACTGCTGTATGCCGCCCAACTTCGCCAGGAGGCCCAATGACCATCAACAAACAGGCTCAGGCGATCATTTCGGATATCAGGCTGAAGCATGGTTCAGATGATTTTTACGCACCAATCATTCGCTGGGATGAATTCAAGGTGATTACGGGTGCGCTGGAAGCCGCAGAGGAGCGGATTGCTGAACTGAAGGGACGGGAGGTGAATCTGCCGTTATTTGACGGTTATGTGGCACATATCGCCGCAGAGCTTCAGGCTGCATTTCGAATTGCATGTGCCGACGCTGGCATCAGCATCAAGGGGGAGTAGGGATATGGCTGAATTTACGAAAGAGCAGTTGATCGCAGAGGTGCACTACAACCTTGAGCATTGCTTCTGCTCTGAAAAAACAAAGCGCCTTATGGAAATCGCACTGGCAGCGCTGACGGCTGAGCCTGAGGGCGGGGCACACTTTGCAAGATTCGACGAGGAGGATGACCAGATTATTGATCAGTGCAGCAAGAACCAGCCGGATTCGTTCCCGCTCTACCGCCTGCCACTGCTGGAGGGATTGAAATGATGGAAAGGCTAACAGATGAGCAACTGACTGCTGAGCTTGATGGCAGAATAGCCCTGCGTGATAGCTACATTAAGCACGGATACCACGGTACCGCAGCGGCATATGACGCAACAATAATGGCCTTAACTGAGCTAAAAGAATGGCGCATGGCAGCACCACAGTTACCGCAGCCATCGGTGGTGGATGAGCAGTATCAGCATCTAAGTGAGCTTTACCACTCACAGGAAAAGCGGCTGTTTAAAATTGCGCAGCGCATCAAAGGGCCATCCTTCGATAAATACGCCTATTCGCCATCGCAGGCTATCGATGTACTGGAGTCGGAAATATTTGGTGAGCGGGAGTGTGACGGCCGCGCCGCCATGCTTCAGGGTGCCGAACCTGTAAGCCAGCCTGATGAGTTGCCTACCAAATGTTGGTGTCACACCTGCCGCCCCGTGACGATGACTGACATGCGATTCGTTGTGTGTCCGAAATGCGGCAATAAGCGCTGTCCGCATGCCAATGACCACAGGAATGCATGCACCGGAAGCAGCGAGCCAGGGCAGGAAGGTAGCGCGTATCCGGCAGCACCTCAGCAGGAGGTCTGATGTACGACAAATACACCCTCAACCGCTGCGACGCAATGGAGTGGCTGGCCGAGCATTACCCAGTCTTTCCATACAAGATGCCAGATGTGCCTCTAAAGGCTGACTGGTGTAGTGCCAGTCTGTTTATGGGGTGGAGTTTCGTGATTTTGCTCGATGGCACCCTGGTGTTTGCTGACTGCTTATCGCCACCCATCCGGGCGGAAGATATGGCTGACTTCAAATTGCCTGACTTGGTCTGACTGCCATACAAGCGATATGGGAATCCCCATATCGACAGCCAGGGCCTCTCCGGAGGCCTTTTTCTCGCGTTGATAATTCAAAATCAGTGAGCCATAATAACAACGCACCGGCCTGAACACCCGGTGTCCCCTGCGCATATAATGGGGACGTTATATGCGACCACAATCTGAACATCTTCACCTGTCACCGATGCAGAAATGCACCGGCGATTTTCTGCATTCTGCGGTTTCCTGTGGGGAGGCCGTATGAAGCAGCCAGTTTTCTACCTCCGCGACGAACGCGTTCGCAATAACCTCATCGACTACATCAGGAAGCTGCCCGTTAACGAAGCTATGCCGCTCGTGGTGAAGTTTTCCGAAGCCGACCGCACTCTCGCCCAAAATGACCTGTTCCACGCTCTCTGCGGCGATACAGCGAAGCAATTGCAGTGGGCTGGCAAGTCACGCGACCTCGCTTCATGGAAAGTCCTGTATGTATCGGGCCATGCCATTTCCACCGGTAAGCCTGGCGAAGTGGTGCCGGGTCTGGAAGGGGAGTTCTGCGCCATCCGGGAAAGCACCGCGAAGATGGGCATTCGCCGTATGACCAGCCTCATCGAATACAGCCAGGCATTTGCTGTGCAGAACGGCGTGCAGCTCCGTGAGGTTCGCTACTCAGGTGATTACTTCGGGAGGGTTGCGTAATGGCTAGCCCTCTCGCTCGCATCATCACCAACGAAATCTACCGGGTTCGGACGCGCCGCAAGCGCAAGCCGGAACTCAAGCCATCCGAAATCCCATCACTGCTCGGCTATACGGCCCGCCTGACCCAGGTGAAATGGGATCGTCTGAAAGCACGGAGGTCACATGGCTGATTTACGCAAAGCGGCTCGTGGTCGTGAATGTCAGGTTCGGATCCCCGGCGTATGCAATGGCAATCCTGAAACGTCCGTTCTGGCGCATATCCGCCTGGTTGGTCTGTGCGGTACCGGCATTAAGCCACCTGACCTGATCGCCACCATCGCCTGCAGCAGCTGCCACGACGAAATAGACCGCCGCACCCATCTGGTAGATGCGGATTATGCAAAGGAGTGCGCGCTGGAAGGCATGGCCCGCACGCAGGTTATCTGGCTGAAAGAGGGGCTTGTGAAGGTATGAATATTTACGATATCACGCCGGTCAGTAAGCCGCGCATGACACAGAGAGATCGCTGGCATAAAAGACCTGCGACGGCGGCATATTGGGCTTTCAAAGCCGAAGTGCGCCTGCTTGGAATCAACATTCCTGAATCCGGTTATCACATCACCTTCATCATTCCCATGCCAAAAAGCTGGAGCCAGAAGAAGCGCGCGCAACTTAACGGCCAGGCTCATCAGCAGAAACCGGATAAAGACAACCTGGAAAAGGCGCTACTCGATGCCATTTTCGACGACGACAGCCGCGTCTGGGATGGTCGGGTGACAAAACTTTGGGGAGAGAAGGGGCAGATCATCATCGGGGAGTGCGCGCCGTGACCAGAGACGAGATAACCCGATATCAGGCCGAAAGCGTTAAGCGCGCCAACCTGCCGCCAGTAGCAAAGCACAGCCAGACCAAACAACCTCAGAAGGAAGCCGCTTAATGAACCTTGAGAACACGCTGAAGTTCCACTTCGCAAAATCAACCATGATCAGTGACTCTCCTCGCGCTACTGCGTCTGACTCTCTGACTGGTACGGACGTAATGGCAGCCATGGGGATGACTCAGGAACGAGCATCGATGGGATACAGCGCTTTCCTGGGGAAAATGGGTATCAGCACTCATGACCGAGATAAGGCGATCTCGCTGCTGGCAGAGTACGCGCTGACCAAATGTGACAAGGTGGCCGCGCTGCGCAAACTTGATTCTGATATTAAGCCAAAGGTCATGCAACTGCTCGCAACCTTTGCCTTTGAAGACTATTCCCGCAGCGCTGCCAGCACCCGTACATGCGACTGCTGCAATGGTGATCGCTTCGTTGAGGCTGAAGTCATGACCATGAAGTACATCGGTAGGCCGAATCTGAAAGAGAAGCGAGAGACCGTCAAAGTGCTGTGCCACAAATGCAAAGGGAAGGGCGTTATCAGCAACGCATGCCGCTGTAATGGGAAGGGTGTTGTCCTGGACGAAGAGAAAACCAAACAGCAAGGCGGCGTACCGGTACATAAAACCTGTTCCCGCTGTAATGGGCGAGGCTACTCCCGACTACTGCCGGAAAGCGTCCGCAAATTCATTAGCGATAACGTTATCGATATCCCGGAAACCACATGGCGCCGATCCTACAAAGACTTCTTCGAAAGCCTTGTAGGAGAGTGCATTAAGCAAGAAGAGTTTGCCAACAACATGCTAAAGAAAGTGACTCAGTGAGAAATATTTCCTACAGGATTAACTTTCTGTAGGAAATATATTTACAAAGTGGCGATATTTGGTTAATCTCGATTATAACGATGGGTTAATGCCTTCGTTGAGGTGATGAAGTGCAAGATGACAGCGCTCATGAATCGGGGACATCGAAAGCCCAAAAGCTGAATTGTGTGGCGACAGCCAAAACGCGACTTGAGCCATCACCAAAAATCCAAGCCTGAGGTTCGCGCCTCGGGCTTTTTATTTGCCTGTAGCTCAGTGGAAAGAGCAACCGCCTTCTAAGCGGTTGGTCGCTGGTTCGAATCCAGCCAGGCGAACCAGAACCCACTACCTGGGACTATAAGCGCATAGCGCAACGCAGCATCCATCGATTGGCGGACCAGAACCCGCCTTTTTTACTCAGGCCGCAGACAATCACCCTCAGATGCCACGTAGCCCTCGTGTCTGACGGCCTTCTCTACACATGGACCACCTATGTCTGAACCTCTAACCATTGCTGGCGGTGTAACGTCCGCAACAATCGGAGTGACGTTCGCATCTCTGTTCCCCGAGGCAACGCCCGGCGTAATGCTGTGCGCGCTGGCTGGCGCAGCAATGTACGTTCTGACATCCGATCCACACCAACTGTGGAAGCAGTTCCTGTTCGCCGTCATCAGCTTTGTCGGCGGGGTTTTCTTTTCGGTACCGATGGCGAAGATACTGGCCGGGGTGATTAACACCGCCCTTGGCCTGCTCCAGCCTCCGGTAAGCATCGAGGTATCCCCGAATATCGGCGCACTGGTTTCCGCTTCCATCTCTGTCGCAGTCCTGCTTCGCATCCTCGCCAAATCAAAACGGGGGAAGATGCCGGGACTGGAGGAGGAAGGCCAATGACATGGCAAACCATCGTATTGGATGCAAACGCCATAATCTGTGCCCTGATCGTCGTCAGGCTGATGTTCTTCAGTAAAAGCGGTAAGCGGCACAGACCAGGTGTAACGCTGATGGCGTACATGATGATCCTCGCTGCTGGCTTTACGGCGTTTCGCATCCTCTACGGCAAATACCTGCAGGTTGACCCGGGAGAGTTGATGCTGAACATCGCTATCTGCATCGCTGTGTGGCGCTCCCGCGGCAATCTCGCCAAAGTATTCCAGAAGGCCGGGCAATGACCAAAGACGACATTTTCAATGCCATCCTCGGAAAAGAGGGAGCTTACGTTAATCACCCGAACGATAAAGGCGGCCCGACGAACTGGGGGATCACTCAGGCAACGGCCCGCGCCCATGGTTATAGCGGTGACATGCGAAACCTGACCCGCGAGCAGGCTTTGGAAATCCTCGAGGCTGATTACTGGTATGGCCCACGCTTCGATCAGGTTGCAGCTGTATCACCAGTCATCGCCGCCGAGCTCTGCGACACCGGCGTGAACATGGGGCCATCGGTACAGGTGAAGTGGTTCCAGCGCTGGCTGAACGTATTCAACAACCAGCAGCAGTTCTATCCCGACCTGATCGCCGACGGTCAGATTGGCCCGCGCAGCATCAGCGCGCTGAAATCCTTCCTGGCGAAACGCGGTAGTGAGGGGGAGAACGTATTGCTCCGCGCCATCAACTGCAGCCAGGGTCAGAGATATCTCGAGCTGGCAGAGCAGCGCCCGGGTAACGAGTCATTCGCCTATGGCTGGATGAGGGAGCGCGTAAGCCTATGACAAAACTGAAAGCCATCCTGGCCGGGATCGGACTCGCCATCATGCTGGTATTGGCCGCATTTGGTCTTGGCGGTATGCGTGGCCGGGAAAGGGCCGAAGCAGAGGCAGAAAAGAAACGCACCGACGAGAATGCCGCTGCCACTAAAGCAACTGCAGAACGCCGCGTAGAAGTCACCAGGGAGGCCAGCAATGTTCAGCAGACGGTTAGCCATATGTCTGATGATGATGTCGATCGCGAGCTGCGCGCAAACTGGACCCGCAAAGGTTGAGGTTATTGATACCAGTTGCGACTGGGTGAGCGCGATTCGCCTCACTGAGCATGACATCGAAGTGATGGATCGCCAGACGAAGAAAGACATTCTGGCGCATAACAAAGCGTGGCAGGCGAACTGCCAGAAATCAACGTCCTCGCATTAGCGGGGCTTTTTTATGCCCGCAGTAAACCGCGCATCGCAGCGCATAACAATCCCGAGTCTTTCAGAAAGCTGAGCCTGAGAACTGCCGTATATGGTGGCGACCATCTCGGGGCGGCTTTTCTGTGCGAACAGGCTCATCTTTCTAAAAGGTAAAGACGCTATGAATAATCCGTCAGTTATTCCGGCCTTCGACTTCCGCGAAATGGTTATGCCATCTAACGGGAAGGTCATCACTACATCCGTGAAGATTGCCCGCTATTTCGGGAAGGCGCATAAGAACGTTCTGCGCACTATCAAGCGGCTAGAGACTGATTGCACATCTGAATTTAACCGGCTCAATTTTGAGCCCGTTGAATACCTCGATAAAAAAGGCGAGATGCGGCTGATGTACAACATCACGAAAGACGGATGGATGATGCTTGTGATGGGCTTCACCGGGAAGGCGGCAACCGCGATTAAAGAGCAATACATCGCCGCTTTTAACTGGATGGCTGAGCGATTAAGTCGCCGCATGGCGATGGGTGAAGAAATGCAGCACCGCTACGCCATCAAAGAAACTCGGTCAAAGCTGAAAGGTACGATCGGCAGCCGCCTGATGAACGAGCGGAAGAAAGAGAAGCGCGTTCTGGCGGTCGAGCATGAGCACATCATGCAGGTAACTCAGCCGGATCTGCTGATCGGGTAGGCCATTCCAAAGCGTCCTATCCCGGGCGCTTGCTAATGGATATCCCCCTGAGCGGATAAATCGCATATATCCCCTATAGGGTGTAAAACACAGCCTCGCTCACACGGGGCTTTTTTATTGGAGCCAACAATATGCCAGCAGCTATCCCGCGCGCCTGCCGTAAACGCGGGTGCTCCGGCACCACCACAGATCGTTCCGGCTACTGCGATGCGCACCGTAACGAAGGATGGCAACAGCACCAGCGTGGATTGAGCCGCCACCAGCGCGGCTATGGCAGCAAGTGGGACATCATCCGCGCCCGCATCCTTAAACGTGATCGTCACATTTGCCAGGCGTGCCTGCGCAGCGGCAGACCACGTCCGGCAGAAACGGTCGACCACATCATCCCGAAAGCTCACGGCGGCACAGACGACGACAGCAACCTGGTTGCGATCTGCTTCAAATGCCATAAGGCCAAAACCGCTCGGGATCGTTTAAACCGAAACTAACCCTTACAGGTAAAAGCATGACTGATTCATTAATTGACTCAGGGCACACGCACGTCGGTGCTAAGGCGTTGCGACCTGCCTGTTCTGTTGATGGGTGTGGATTGCCAGCAAGAGCCAACAACACACCGTATTGTGAAAAGCATTACATGCGTGTTCGCCGTCATGGTTCAACGGATAAGCTAAGCACACTCAAGCCAGGCAACCTCACTCACTCGGGTGGTTATGTGCTAGTAAATGCCCCCACTCATCCGTTAAGCCGTAACAGTAACCGAGCCTATGAGCATCGCGTCGTCTACCATCAGCATCATGGCGATGGCCCTTTCAGCTGCCATTGGTGCGGAATCATGGTTACCTGGGATGATATGCATGTCGATCATCTTGATGACTGCAAAACCAATAACGCTGAGTCAAACCTTGTTGCCAGCTGCGCCTTGTGTAATCAGAAGCGCGGCAGTGAAAAGATGAAGGCCACCCACAGAAATAAGTCGCACAGACGTTACACGGCTCATGGCAAGACAATGTGTCTCAGTGAATGGGCTGAGTACCTTGGCATTTCACGCAACTCGATTGAGTACCGACTGAAAGCAGGCTGGGATATCAACAAGGTGTTTAGCCCACGCATCGGTAACAGTGGCCCTCCAAGTAAGAAGCTCGCCAGATCGGTGCATGACAACATCAAATGAGAATCAATATCGATAAATGATTTCAAATGCAATCATTTCTAGCATAATGATATCGATTCTCATCAATGGGGGAGGGCGGGTGAAAACCTCAGGGGATGAGCCTCAAGGGACCGCCGCCTAACCCTTTCTCGCATCGCCGCAGGTTAGAAAACTTTTTTATGGGGTCCCCCATCCGATGATTAATAGGAGTTTTCGATTATGTCAGGACCACCGAAAACCCCGACCCATCTGCGTCTGGTGAGGGGTAACCCATCAAAACGCCCGATCAATAGAGACGAGCCGCAACCCCCGGCAGGGGTACCCCCAACTCCGAAGCATTTCGACAAGCAGGCGAAGTATTGGTTTAAGCGAATGGCTGAAGAGCTTGATGCCGTCGGTGTCGTTTCTCAGTTGGACGCCCGTGCACTCGAACTGTTGGTCGAGGCTTACACCGAGTACCGGCATCACTGCGACACGCTGGAGATCGAGGGGTATACGTACCGGACTGAAACGCAGACCGGGGATGTGCTGATTAAGGCGCACCCGGCGGCAATCATGAAGGCTGATGCCTGGAAGCGTCTCCGCGCCATGCTGGCCGAATTCGGCATGACGCCTGCCAGCCGGTCAAAGGTCAGCACCAAAACGCCGGATGCGGTTGATCCGCTGGCTGAGTTCATGAAAGCGAGGGATTAATGGCCAAGGTTGCAGAAGGTATCCGCTACGCCGAGCGCGTCGTGGCGGGGGAGATTATTGCCTGTGAGTATGTCCGGCTGGCATGCCAGCGTTTTCTGGACGATCTGAAAAACGGCGAGGCGCGTGGGATTTTCTTCAGCGAACCCCGGGCGCAGCACATCCTGAATTTTTACAAATTTATACCCCACGTTAAGGGGGCGCAGGCCGGTCAGCCCATCGACCTGATGGACTGGCATATTTTCATTCTCATCAATATCTATGGGTTTGTGATCCCGCTGGTGAACGAGGAGACTGGCGACGTGGTGCTGCGCAACGATGGCAGCGGCCGCCCGGTGATGGTGCGGCGGTTCCGCACCGCTTACAACGAGGTGGCGCGTAAGAACGCCAAATCCACACTTTCATCTGGTGTCGGCCTGTATATGGCTGGTGCAGATGGCGAGGGCGGCGCTGAGGTTTATTCGGCGGCCACAACCCGAGACCAGGCGCGTATCGTGTTTGAAGATGCCAAGAACATGGTGAAGAAAGCGAAAGCGACACTGGGCCGCCTGTTTGAGTTCAACAAGCTGGCGATCTACCAGGAGCAGAGCGCGTCGAAGTTCGAGCCCCTTTCCAGCGACGCGAACAACCTGGACGGCCTGAACATCCACTGCGGCATTGTCGACGAGCTGCACGCCCATAAAACCCGTGACGTCTGGGACGTGCTGGAGACAGCAACCGGTGCGCGCCTGCAGTCGCTGCTGTTCGGCATTACCACCGCCGGCTTTAATAAAGAAGGCATCTGCTATGAGCTGCGCGATTATGCCATCAAGGTACTGCGCGGTTTCAACAGCGATGTGGAAGGAGCGGTTAAGGACGATACCTTCTTTGCCATCATCTACACCCTGGACGAAGGCGACGACCCTTTTGATGAAACGGTCTGGCAGAAGGCGAATCCGGGCCTCGGCATCTGCAAGCGCTGGGACGATCTGCGTCGCCTGGCGAAGAAGGCCAAAGAGCAGGTGTCCGCCCGCGTTAACTTTTTCACCAAACACATGAATATCTGGGTTACGGCGGAGTCTTCCTGGATGGACATGCTGAAGTGGGAAAAATGCGAACTCATCGCGCCGGCGCATGAACTGAAAACCTATCCGCTCTGGGTGGGGGTCGATCTGGCGAACAAAATCGATATCTGCGCCGCGGTAAAAGCCTGGCGTTCTCCCGACGGGCACGTTCACACCGACTTTAAATTCTGGCTGCCGGAAGGGCGGCTTGAGAAGTGTTCCCGGCAGATGGCCGAGCTCTACCGCAAATGGGCGGAACTGGACAAGCTCATCCTGACCGATGGGGATGTGATAGACCACGCGCAGATCAAGGAAGAACTTCAGGCGTGGGTGGCCGGTGAAAGCCTGAAAGAAATCGGTTTTGACCCATGGAGTGCCACGCAGTTCAGCCTGGCGCTTGCCGAGGAAGGCCTGCCTCTGGTGGAGGTTCCACAGACGGTCCGCAACTTCTCCGAAGCCATGAAGGAAGTCGAGGCGCTGGTTTACGGTGGACGGCTCCATCACAGCAATCACCCGGTGATGAACTGGATGATGTCGAATGTGACGGTTAGGCCGGATCGTAATGACAATATCTTCCCCAACAAATCGACCCCGGAAGCCAAGATTGACGGCCCGGCGGCGCTGTTTACCGCAATGAGCCGTCTGCTTGTTAACGGTGGCAACGACCAGCAGGACCTGAGTGGATTCTTTGACAACCCCATCATGGTAGGTTTCTGATGAAGAAAAGTAAGCAGCCGGGCAAGGTAAAAAGCGCCTTGCTCAACTGGCTGGGCGTGCCCATCAGCCTGACTACCGGAACGTTCTGGCAGGAGTGGTATGGCACGAGCAGCAGCGGCAAGGTGGTGACTGCAGATCGGGCGATCCAGCTTTCTGCGGTCTGGGCCTGCGTCCGGCTTCTGAGCGAGTCGGTATCCACACTGCCGGTTAAGATTTACACCCGGCAGGCTGATGGCTCGCGCAAGCTGGCGCAGAATCATCCGGTTTACCAGGTACTTTGTCGCCGTCCCAATCTGGAAATGACGCCGTCGCGCTTTATGCTCATGGTGGTGGCCAGTATCTGCCTGCGCGGTAATGCCTTTGTCGAGAAGCTGTTTATCGGCAATAAGCTGGTGTCGCTGGTGCCACTGCTGCCCCAGAACATGGTGGTGAAGCGGCTGGACACCGGCCGGCTTGAGTACACCTACACCGAAGACGGCAAGAAACGCGTTATCCAGGAAAAGAACCTGATGCATATTCGCGGGTTCGGACTCGATGGTGTCTGCGGAATGATGCCGATGATGACAGGCCGGGACGTGATCGGCTCCGCGATGGCGGTTGAAGAATCTGCTGCAAAGATTTTTGAACAGGGCCTGCAAAGCTCCGGGTTTCTCTCATCGGACAATGCGCTGGACGAAGATCAGCGGGAAAGACTTCGCGGTTATATGGCGAAGTTTACCGGTTCCAAAAACGCCGGAAAAATCATGGTGCTTGAGGGCGGCCTGAAATATCAGGGTGTCACCATGAACCCTGAAGATGCCCAGATGCTGGAAAGTCGCTCATTCAGTATTGAGGAAATTTGCCGCTGGTTCCGCGTGCCACCGTTTATGGTCGGTCATACATCAAAGCAAAGTAGCTGGGCGTCGAGCCTCGAGGGAATGAACCTCCAGTTCCTGACGCATACCCTGCGCCCGCTGCTGGTGAATATTGAGCAGGAGATCTCCCGCTGTCTGCTGAACGGTGAAGAGGACCTCTTTGCCGAGTTCTCAGTAGAAGGGCTGCTGCGCGCAGACAGCGCTGGCCGGGCGGCGTACTACACCAGTGCGCTGCAGAACGGCTGGATGTCACGTAACGACGTGCGCCGCCTGGAGAATATGCCACCTATCGAGGGGGGCGATATTTACACGGTACAGCTCAATCTGACGCCGCTCGAGGACCTTAAGCAGAACAGCCAGGTCGCGCAGGCATTCGCGCTGCGGCAGGTCCATAACCACGTATTCCCCGATATTCCCTTCGAACAGTCACCGCTGAAAAAAGCGGCTTAGGAGCATCCATGACGATTAAAAGCCTTCCGGCTGCGCCGGAGGGGCGACCTTTTGCGCGCGAAAAACCTGATCTGCCGGCTGCGGCAATGGAGCGCTGGAACGGTGGTATCCGCGCCGCCCGCGAAGGTGACAACAGCATTTCCATCTTCGACGTGATCGGCGCTGATTACTGGGGAGAGGGGGTTACGGCAAGCCGAATAGCTGGCGCGCTGCGCTCGCTTGGCGGTGCTGACGTGACGGTTAACATCAACAGCCCGGGCGGCGACATGTTCGAAGGCCTGGCGATTTACAACCTGCTGCGCGAGTACGAAGGCAGGGTAACTATTAAGGTTCTCGGCCTGGCAGCGTCTGCTGCGTCGGTTATTGCGATGGCCGGTGACGATGTGCAGATCGGCCGCGGCGCGTTCCTGATGATCCACAACTGCTGGGTCTACGCGATGGGCAACCGCCATGACCTGGCGCAGATCGCCGCTGATATGGAGCCGTTTGATAAAGCGATGAGCGATATCTACCAGGCTCGCAGCGGTCTTGATGCTGCCACCGTCGACAAGATGATGGACGGCGAAACCTATATCGGCGGTAGTGATGCAGTGGCCAAGGGCTTTGCTGACAGCCTCCTCTCCGCCGATGAAATCGCCGACGACGACGACAGCCCGGCAGCGGCGCTGCGCAAGCTTGATGCGCTGCTGGCCAAAACTAATACGCCGCGATCGGAGCGTCGAAAACTTCTTAAAGCCTTATCCGGCAGCAAGCCAGGCGCTGCTGCCAGTCATGATGGTACGCCGGGCGCTACCGAAGAAATCAACCCTGACAATCTCAAACAACTTGAAGACGCCCTGGCGGCGTTCGGCTAATAAGGAAAGACCATGTCTGAAGTTAACGAATTACTGAAAAAAGTCTCCGCAAAGCTGGAAGAAGTTTCCGGCACCTTCAGCCAGAAGGCCGAGGACGCGCTGAAAGAGGCTAAAAGCTCTGGTCAGCTGTCTGCGCAGACGAAAGAGGCGGTGGATAAAATTGCCACCGAACACAATGCGCTGAACGATGCGCTGAAGTCGCTGAAATCTTCAGTGGGTGAAATTGAGCAGCAGGTAGCGCAGATGCCGCTGGCCAGCGCTGCAAAAATTATCGAGACCGTTGGCCAGACCGTTATCAGCAGTGAAGCGCTGAAAGCGTTTGCGGCAAGCGTTGAAGGCGGGAAGCGCGTCAGCGTTCCGGTGAATGCTGCGCTGATCTCCACTGACGTGGCAACCGGTGTGGTTGAGCCTCAGCGCCTGCCGGGTATTGATACCGCGCCGAAGCAGCGCCTCTTCATCCGGGATCTGATTGCCCCGGGCCGCACTTCTGCACCGGCCATCTTCTGGGTGCAGCAGACTGGCTTTACCAATGCGGCGAAGGTTGTGCCTGAAGGCACAGCCAAACCGTACAGCGATATCCAGTTCGCCACGCAGATCACGCCGGTGACCACCATCGCGCATATGTTCAAAGCGTCCAAGCAGATCCTGGATGATTTTGCACAGCTGCAGTCCACCATCGATGCTGAGATGCGTTACGGCCTGAAATATGTGGAAGAGCAGGAAATTCTCTTTGGCGACGGTACCGGCGCGCACCTGAAAGGCATCGTGCCGCAGGCTTCTGCATACGACGCTGCCTTTACGGTTGAGCAGCAGAACGGTATTGATGATCTCCGTCTCGCAATGCTGCAGGCACAGCTGGCGCGCTTCCCGGCTTCCGGCCACGTTCTGCACTTCATTGACTGGGCAAAGATTGAGCTCACCAAGGACACGCTGGGTCGCTACATTCTGGCGAACCCGGCGGCGCTGACCGGTCCTACTCTCTGGGGCCTGCCGGTTGTTGCCACTGAGGCCGCAGCATTCCAGGGCAAGTTCCTGACCGGTGCGTTTAACGCCGCGGCGCAGCTGTTCGATCGTGAAGATGCCAACGTTGTGATCTCCACCGAGAACGCCGACGACTTCGAGAAGAACATGATCTCAATTCGTTGCGAAGAGCGCCTGGCGCTGGCCGTGAAACGTCCGGAAGCGTTTATCTACGGCTCCTTTACCGCACCTGCTGCTGGTGGCGGCGCGTAAATCTTAATGGCGGCCTGAGGGCCGCTTTTCTTTTTCCTTAAAGGAGACAGCCATGAAGCTGATTGCTATCAAGCCCATCTACTTTGAAGGCAACGTGCTTACCGAAGGCACCGAGTTCGAGACGCTGGAGCAGCACGGC